ATCTTCGCAATGCGCTCCCGCTATGGCACCGACCGTGCTGCTGGCACCGAGGCATTCTTCAACGAAGCAGATACCGAGTTCTCTGCAGAGAACGCAGCAAGCAACCTGGGTCGTACCGCTCAGTCTGGTTCTAACCCTGGTCTGCTGAACGACGGTGGCACCTACAATACCTCCGATGGTATGCCCACCGCCGAGGCTGAAGCTCTGGGTGATGCAGCGGGTAACGCTTTCGCTGAAATGAACTTCAGCATCGAGAAAGTGACCGTTACTGCTAAGAGCCGTGCTCTGAAGGCAGAATACTCTCTGGAACTGGCACAAGACCTTAAGGCAGTGCACGGTCTGGACGCTGAGTCCGAGCTGGCAAACATCCTCTCCACAGAGGTGCTGGCTGAGATCAACCGCGAGGTTGTTCGTACTGTGTACAAGATTGCACGTCCTGGTGCTCAGAACAACACCGCAACTGCTGGTATCTTCGACCTCGATGTCGATTCCAACGGTCGCTGGTCTGTTGAGAAGTTCAAGGGTCTGCTCTTCCAGATCGAGCGTGATATGAACGCTATCGGTCACGAGACTCGTCGTGGCAAGGGTAACATCCTGATCTGTTCTGCTGACGTTGCTTCGGCACTGTCTATGGCAGGCGTTCTGGACTACACCCCCGCACTGGCTGGCAACAGCGGTCTGCTGCCCGATGACAACTCCAGCACCCTGGCTGGTACACTCAACGGTCGCATCAAGGTCTACGTCGATCCCTATTCTGCTAACGTTTCTGACCGTCACTTCTATGTGGCTGGTTACAAGGGTGGCAGCGCATACGACGCAGGTCTGTTCTATTGCCCCTACGTGCCCCTGCAGATGGTTCGTGCCGTCGGTCAGGACACCTTCCAGCCGAAGATCGGCTTCAAGACCCGCTACGGTCTGGTTGCTAACCCCTTCGCAGAAGGCACCTCCCAGGGCAGCGGTGCTCTTACCGCCAACGCTAACCGCTACTATCGTCGCGTGCTCGTTGACAACCTTATGTGATCCATTGGTCATATACCCAACACACGAGGACCCCTTCGGGGGTCCTTTTTTTATAGATACTGGTAAACTGTAATTACAAATGCCGAGAAACAACGTGAAGAAAAGTGAATTGGAAGTGCGTCTTTTGAAAATGAAGAACGAACTCTACAACGGTTCTTGGTCTGCAAAAGGTGCTGAGTGGCACGACGGAGCACACACAATGCTAAATCGTATGTTGGAGATGTTGCAGGAATATCGCGACTAAATACTAACGAACGAAGCCACCAATATAGCAAATGTCTTTCGCTTCTCAAATCAGCAACAGGAACTTTTTAAGTCCAGGTGGCTTTCGTTTTACCTTAGCAAAGTATCCCAAGGTGGCATATTTTGCACAGATGGCAAACATCCCAGGTATTTCTCTCGGTCTTGTCGAACAAGCAACTCCGTTTAGACCAGCGTACATCGATGGTGGATTGGAGTATTCAAGATTCAATCTTCAATTTATTGTTGACGAAGATCTTGAAAACTATCTAATCATCCACAACTGGATGCGTGCACTTGGAGTTCCCGATAATTATGCTGAGCGTGATGCATTTGAAACCGCAAATTATATCAAAGGTTCGGGTGCACCACAGGTATTTGCCGATGGTACTTTGACAATTTTGAATTCAAATTTTCAACCATCATATAACGTCGTATTCAAAGATCTAAAACCCATCGATCTTGGCACATTAGATTTTGATGGAACACTTACAGATCAAGAATATTTCCAAGCAGTTGTAACTTTTGATTATCTATCCTACGAGATCCAAAGTCTTGAAGGAAAACGTCTGACTAATCTTTCGTAATTTATGGCACTACTTGATGATTTGCAAGAGTCCTGGTCAAAGGACTGTGATTTTAATGAGGCAAATTTGGGAGAGGAATCTCTACTAATCCCAAGATTGCATCAAAAGTATTTTGTGCAATACAACAAATATAAACTGATCCTTGAGGAAGAGAAACTAAAACTCAAGACAGTTTGGAGAAATAAGTGGTTGTGGTACAACGGTAAAGCAGTTGATGATAATGGTGCTGCCTTTGATCTCAAGATCTTAAAGGGCGATATTAACACGTTCCTAGAAAGTGATGAGGATATTCAAAAACAGCAATTGCGAATTGCGTACTTTGAAACTTGCATAAATTATATTGAGAACATTCTCAAAATGATTAACAATCGTGGATTCCAAGTGAAGAATGCGATTGATGCAAAGCGATTTGAATTTCCTATTTGATGACTATCATCGAGAAAAAGAACGAAGTTTTTCTCCGCATTCGGACCGAACTTCACATCCATCAAGAACTTGCAGAATACTTCAGTTTTGAAGTTCCCGAAGCAAAGTTCCTACAGAAACAACGTCGCTACAAAAGGTGGGATGGGAGAATTCGTTTGTATTCTCCTGGCACTGGTGAACTTCACGTTGGGTTATTTCATTACCTGACGGAGTGGTTGCAACAAAACAATTACGACTATACGGTAGAAGATAGTAAGTATTATGGAACACCAGGAGAAGAAGATGTTGGCGTATCACCTGAGGCAGTTGCAGGTTTTGTTAGATCTTTGGGTGTGCCTTTCAAGGCAAGAGATTACCAACTCCAATCAATTTATCGAGCACTTAGGCATCACCGTAGATTATTACTATCACCCACTGGGTCTGGGAAATCATTCATAATTTATTGTCTTGTTCGTTGGCATTTACAACGCAACAGAGAAATTTTAATTGTTGTACCAACAACATCTCTGGTTGAACAACTCTATAAGGACTTTGAAGATTATGGATGGAACGCAAGACATCACGTCGGGAAAATCTATGGAGGTCAAGACCGTTATATCAAATCTCCTGTCGTCATATCTACGTGGCAATCTATCTACAAGGAACCTAAAAATTATTTTAATCGGTTTGATGTTGTCATTGGCGATGAAGCGCACCTCTTCAAAGCAAAGTCACTAACTTCAATTATGGACAAGTGCCACGATGCGAAGTATCGGATTGGATTGACTGGCACATTGGATGGAATGCAGTCTCACCAGTTACAACTGGAAGGAGTTTTTGGCACTGTGAATCGTTCCATCCGTACAAAAGATTTACAAGAAAATGGTCAGTTGTCTGACTTGAAGATAAACATTCTGGTATGTAAGCATCCGTACATTGGGTTTGAAACGTATCACGATGAAATGAACTATATCATCTCTCACGAGAAACGCAACAAAATCATTACTGGTCTTGCTCGTGATCTAAATGGTAACACTCTAATTCTATTCAACTACGTTGAAAAACACGGAGAGCCTCTTTGGGAGATGCTAAATAGTCGTGGGGAAGGAAAGCAAGTCTTCTTCGTTCACGGTGGTATACCTACTCAAGAACGGGAAGAGATACGAAGAATATGTGAGTCATCTAACAATTCAATTATTCTTGCCTCTTACGGCACTTTCTCAACTGGTATCAACATCAAAAATCTACACAACGTTATATTTGCTTCCCCATCTAAATCACGTGTACGAAATCTACAATCTATAGGTAGAGCACTTAGGTTGCACGATTCCAAATCTCGTGCAACTCTCTATGATTTCGCTGATGACATCAGTAATGGTCGTAATCGTAATGCAACTTTGAACCATTTAATTGAACGTATTCGCATCTACAAAGATGAGAAATTTGATTATTCTGTCACTGAGATCAAACTCGGAGGAAACTAAGGTATGTCCCTAAGTTATGTGAGACCAGACGATGAATTCTTTGGTTGCATCAAATTAACGAACGGTGAAGAAATTCTTGCTCGTTGCATTGTTGCTGAAGAATCTGAAGATGTTCGTATTGTGTTTGTGCAAGACCCTGCAAAAGTACACGCAACAGAAACTATGCAGGGAGACAAACGCGCAGTTGCTGTGGGACTAAAAAAGTGGATGGTGTTTTCTGATGAAGAATTTTACATCATCCCTGAAGAAAAAGTTTTAACGATCGCTCCGATGTCAACGGAGGCGATTGCTATGTACAAAATATTCTGTAAGACAGAATTGGATTCTGATTATGATCTGAACGCTGACCGTGGTGCAGATCTAAATGAATCTATGGGGTATCTGGGGAAAGTAGATGACACCAGACAGAAATTAGAAGATATATTTAAGCTAGATACTTAGAAGTATCAGATCAACCCTTACAGTGTTGATTATAATTAGTTATTAGCATCGTGTCAAGCTCTTGACTATTTGTGTTGATTCTGATATACTTTTGTGATGAATAGGTCGAACTATGGTACTGTTAATGGAACGTAAGAAAAACCAACATTACGTTGACAATCAGAAGTTCTTGGCAGCGATAGTTGACTATCGTGACAGAGTGGAGATTGCAAAAATAAAAGGTAGACCGAAACCTCGTATTGATGAATACATCGGTGACTGCTTTTTGAAAATTGCAACACACTTGTCATATAGACCAAACTTCATCAACTATATGTACAAGGAAGATATGATCTCCGATGGTGTGGAGAACTGTGTTCAGTACATTGATAACTTCAATCCTGAGAAGTCGAAGAATCCATTCGCTTACTTTACTCAGATTGTTTACTATGCTTTTCTAAGACGCATCGCTAAAGAGAAACGCCAGATGGACATCAAAGATAAAATCATTGAGAAGTCTGGTTTTGATCAAGTCTTTCACAGTGATGACAGTTCAAATGATTCGGTGTATAATGGAATCAAATCTCGTATCGAGATGAACAATCGTTATTGACTTATGAAAGAGCATCCAGAAATTGCAGAAGTTGAATGGATTGACGACTGCTTTAGGGTTTATAAAACCGAATATGGACTCTGGCATAGTGCTAAGAAAGATGGAACTGAACTTGTGACTGCCCTTACAGATGATGTGTGCATTCATATGACTCGGTTTTATCTTAAAGGTCTCCAAGAAGGATGGGGAGAAAGTCGGGTTCTTAATGATGGTATTGTCGGAGGTAAACTATGAAACACACTCACATTGACAAAAATGGAAATACTTGGGAATGGGAAGTTACAAATGAGACTGAAGCAGCACTTAAGAAACTTCAGAACTCTATTCGGGAAAACCTCCTCAAGCGACCAAATGAACCCAAGTGAAAAGAAGATCCTTGCAGAAATGCAGATCAACAATCTCAAGCAACTTCTTAATGCAGATGCTTTCCATCAGGTTATTGTTCACTCCAATGGAAAACGTCAAAATCGTTATGTGATCACCTATGAAGATTCTACTGATAACTGATCAACACTTTGGTGTCAGAAATGACAACCAAGTCTTTATCGAAAAGTATCGTCAGTTCTATCAGAATTCTGTAATTCCTTTCATCAGGAAGAACAACATTAAACACGTCTTCTGTTTGGGAGATACTTTTGATAAACGAAAAAGTATTAACTTTCTCAGTTTAGAATCTGCAAAGGATATGTGGTTCAAGCCATTGGAGGATATGGGAGTTAGTCTCTATATGCTTCTTGGCAACCACGACATTTATTATAAGAACACTCTTAAAGTAAATGCACCCAAACACCTGTTGGGAGAATTTGATAACATTACGGTTATTGATAAACCAACAGAACTCCGCTTTGAGAAAATGAAAGTTTTGATGTTACCTTGGATGTGTGACACAAACAAAACTGATATTCTGAAAGTGGTTGAATCGAGTGACGCTGATGTATGTCTAGGTCACTTAGAACTGAATGGGTTTGAGGCAATTCCAGGACATCGAATGGAACACGGCGATGATCCAAAGATTTTTGATAAGTTTAAGTTGACTTGTTCTGGACATTTCCATATGAAATCCAGAAAAGGTAATATCAATTATCTCGGTAATCCGTACCAATTGTACTGGAATGACTACTCCCAAAAGCGAGGGTTTCATATTCTAAATAGTGACACTCTCGCGTTGAAATTTTATCAGAACCCATATAACATCTTTAACAAATTGTGGTATGATGATGTTAAGAATGACTATGAAGAACTTCCAGATTTTTCTGATCTTCAGGGGTCGTTCGTAAAACTCATCGTTCAGAATCGAGAAAATCAAGTTTGGTTTGATCGATATGTTAAAGCACTCCATAATTCAAATGTTGCTGATCTCAAAATTATTGAGGATGTAACTCTTGAATTGGATGATGTTGATGAGTCTGTTAAAATGGAAGATACTATGACGGTTCTTGAATCGTATGTAGAGAGTTTAGAAGAAAGCATTGACAAGAAAAATGTCACGTCAATTCTTAAATCTCTCTATGTCGAAGCACTAGATCTCTAATGTACATTCTTTTAGACTCTGCTAGTGGCGGCGTATATGCTGTCAACAATGACCAAACTGCATCAAAAACGGTTCAGATTTTTGTTGACAAAGACGACGCAGAACGTTATAATATGATGCTTGAGGCGCTTGATTATAAGCGCACTCTTGAGATCACAGAAGTCGATCTCGATGTTGTTGTTCACAATTGTCAACTGCATCATTATGACTATGTGGTTATTCAACCAGATGATGTTGTAGTACCACCGTTATGATTGTATTTGAGAAGATTCGTTGGAAGAACTTTCTTTCCACTGGAAACCAGTTCACCGAAATTCAACTGAATCAATCTCCATCCACGTTAATCGTGGGATCTAACGGTGCTGGTAAGTCCACTATGTTGGACGCACTATGTTTTTGCCTATTCAATAAACCTTTTCGTAAAATCAACAAACCTCAACTTGTTAACACTGTTAATGAGCGTGAGTGTGTTGTTGAGATTGAATTTAGAATTGGCGGAATTGAATATCAAGTAACAAGAGGTGTTAAACCAAATGTCTTTGAGATCCATAGAAACGGACAACTCATTGATCAAGATGCTGCAAATAGAGACTATCAAAAGTATCTTGAGCAAAGCATACTTAAACTTAACTACAAGTCTTTCACTCAGGTTGTTATTCTTGGCAGTAGCACTTTTGTTCCTTTTATGCAATTGCCTGCTGCTCATAGACGAGAAGTTATCGAAGATCTACTGGATATTCAAATCTTTTCGCATATGAATACGCTCCTCAAAGAGAGGATCAAAGATAACAATGAATCTCTGAGGAATTGCAAACATCAACTGGAACTTGCACAACAAGCAATTTCTGCCCAGCAAAATACCATCAATAAACTTACTGGTGTAAACCAAGAACGTATTGATGCACTGCAAGCAAAGTTTGTTGTGAACGAAGATCGGATGCTTGGTATTAAAGAAGAACTCTCCAAAATCGAATCTGAATTGAAACGAATGGAATCTTCTTCCCTCGCACTTGAGAAGAGTGAGGATACACTCAAGAAGTATACTAGTGTACGGACAAAACTGGACGTGCGAAATGATAAGATCTCTAAAGATCTTGCTTTCTTTAACGACAACACTTCTTGCCCAGTGTGTAGTCAAGATATTGAGGAACAGTTTCGTACTGCTAAACTCGGTATCTTGAATACCAAGATGACTGAACTGGTTGAAGCAACTTCAAAACTAGATTCTGAGATTTCAACTGCTCAGGATATGGTTAATAAACTCAAGAAAGAAACTGAAACCGTCACTGAGTATCAGTTTGAACTGAAAAGGCTCTTTACCGAAGAGCAACGTCTAATGAGGCAGAATACTGACATCATTAGTGAAGTTCGTGAATTGAGTGATCAACCAGACATCAACAGCGAAAAGGAAATTCTTAATGCATTGCAAACCAAATTTACTGAAAAGGAATTTGCTTGCTCAAATGTCTCTAAGGAATCATCCGATCTTAAATTGGTGGCGGGGTTATTGAAAGATGGTGGGATTAAATCTAAGATTATTTCTAAGTATATTCCCATCATCAATCAACGAATTAACAAGTACCTTGCCGATATGGATACCTTTGTCAACTTTACCCTTGACGAAGAGTTCAATGAAGTGATAAAATCTAGGCATCGCGACACGTTCTCATATGCTTCCTTTTCTGAAGGAGAGAAGCAAAAAATTGATCTCTCCCTTTTGTTTACTTGGAGACACGTCGCGAAAATTAAAAACTCCGTCACTACTAATCTTTTGATTCTTGATGAAGTTTTTGATTCCAGCCTAGATACTCAAGCAACTGACGAGTTGCTTAAAATTCTAAAGACTCTTGGAGAAGAAACCAACCTGTTTATCATTTCACATAAAGGTGAAGTTCTAGTTGACAAGTTTGACAGAACTATTACCTTTGAAAAGGTAAACGGTTTCTCCAAGTCTCGTATGGACTAGGGGTAGTAGCTCAGTTGGTTAGAGTACCTGCCTGTCACGCAGGGTGCCGTGGGTTCAAGTCCCATCTATCCCGTATGCCTCCGTAGCTCAGCTGGATAGAGCAACGGTTTTGTAAACCGTAGGTCGTCGGTTCAAGTCCGACCGTGGGCTTGAGGGTAATCCTCTGTTATATCCTTGAGGTATATTACGATTACTCCATCAACATCTGGTAGTCTATTGGTAAGGACACCCCGACAAGGGAGTTGGAAACTAGGTTCGATTCCTAGACAGATGACATTGCCGTGGTTCAGATTTTATGATAGAATCCAGTGGGGC